GAGTATATCGAAGTCGATCCGGGCCAGTGGCCGGAAGACATGATCGCCCGCCCGCGGGTGGGGCTAGGCTCCGGCCGCAAGGAACAGCGCATTGCCTACCGCCGCGAGCTGATGACGATCCAGGCGGAGGCGATGGCCGCGGGACTGACTATCGTGGACGATGCCAAACTCTTCAATTCGGCGAAGGGCTTCATCAACGATGTCGGGCTCGGCGACGTGGGCGAATACTTCAACGATCCGGCCAAGCCGGTGATCGACCCGCTGACCGGCCAGCCGCGCCGGCCCGAGCCGTCGCCGCCCGATCCGGCCATGGTGAAGGCGCAAGCAGACGTGCAGGCGAAGCAGGCAGAGCTACAGATGAAGTTCCACGCGCAGCAAGTGCAGTTGCAGCTGAAGGTGATGGAGATCCAGGCGCGGCTGGAGCTGGCGGCCACGGATGCCCAGGCGAAGCACCAGCTGGAGCAGCAGAAAGCGTTCGTCGAAGCGCAGATGGCCCAGCAGCAGATGCAGATGGAAGCGGTGCTGGCACAGATGGAAGTGAACCTGGAGGCCGAGATGCAGGCGCGCGAGGCCCGCCGCCGCGACCATGAGGCCGATGCCAGGATCGGCAGCTTGCGCAAGGGCGGGAGCCTAGCCCGATGAGCGAGACGGGAGACAGCCAGCGCCTCGCTCGTGCAGAGCATGCCCGGCGCGCGATGGAGGAGTTCCTGGCACCGGCGTTCGAGCAAGCGCGGGCGGCCTATGGAGCGCGCATGGTCGAGATCGCTGGCAGCACCCCTTGGGAAGCCGGGCGGATCACCGCGCTGGCCAACGCGCTGCGTATCGTGGACGAAGTGGAAGCCCAGGTGACGGCGCAGATCGCCGACGGGGCCGAAGCGCGGGCCAAGCTGATCCGGGCCGATCGGATCGAGCAGCTGACCCTGGCCAGGCGGCGCCTGCTGAACATCGGAATCTCGTGACGAGCTGTGCGAAGGCTAGCGCTGTGCGTCCATGGCAGGCGAACGGTGCGGCGCGGTTAGTACCAGAGCAAAGAATGTCGTGATGACGAGGATGGTGGGCGTGCGAAGCGGATAATCGACGATGCTGTGCGTCAGGACTAGGCCGATCACGATTGATGCGGTTCTTGGCCACAGCTGGTCTTCCGCGCGGCCTCGCCAAGCGCGGAACGAGAATACCGCCCAGATAGCCAGGGTAAGGAGGACCACGCCGGCGCCGATCAGCCCGGCTTCGAAGACGACCTCAAGATAGTCGTTGTGTGCGTGGTTGGCATACCTCGCGATGACGGTGTCCGGATTTTCGAACATAGGGTAGACTTCTGTGAACGTGCCCAGCCCGCTCCCAAGAGGCCAGAAATGAGCGACGCCGGCCATGGTGTTGCGCCAGATGTCAGGACGGCTAAGGACACCCTCTTCCAGGCTGGTGCCAAGGATGGCAGAGCTCGCCACGACGCCGGCAATTGCAGCTGCCAATGCCCCTGCTGTGGCCAGCGCGCGATACTTGAGCGAAGTTGGGACCAGGCAAAGGCCGCCGATGGTCGCCAGCGGCAACAGGAGGATGCCACCCACGGAGCCGGTGAGGGTGATGCCGATCGCGGCGACGCCCGAGGCGGCAACGAGTGCGGCAAGAGCGAGCCGAGAGTCTCGGCGAGACCGAGTGATCATCATCATCGCAAGGGCCGTCGCGACCGGGACGCTCAATGCGAGGAGAGTGGCCATGTGATTGGCATTGGCAAAGAAGCCGGTTCCGTAGCCCCAGTTGGCATTGGCATGCAGATGGAGGATCTTCTGGCCGCTGCCCAGAAACTGAAGGGCGGCGAGGAACCAGGCCACCAGGGCTGACCCGACTATCGCGACTGCGGTCTGCCGGATCGGGAGCCTGCGCGATGTGAGAGCAAGAGCCAACAGCGCCATCGCTGGCAAAGCCGCCGCCAAGCTGGCTGCGGTCGACGACGGACTGAGGCTGAGCGGCAGCCAGCCGGGCTGCAGGCCAGCCATCGCGGCCCGTTCGGCAATCTCGGCGCGGCCCGGAAGAGACATCCACAATCCAGGCGGCAGGGGCATCAGATGGACCAGCACCAGCGCCAGGATGGCCATAATTCCCCAGAGTAGCGCCACAGGCGCGGGCGCAGTCGCGCGAGCGCGTATAGCTACGATGACCAGAACCAGCGCAGACAGGACCTGGAGAACCAAGGGCAGCACCTCGCCAGGGGCGCTGGCACCGCCAAGGACGATCGAGGCCACGACGAACGCCGGCATGATCATGGCACCGGTTTTCTGTTCGCCATGTGCGACGCTGTGGAGCTCCTGCCTTCTGTTCGTCGCCGGACGATTTCGTACGAGGCTCAAGGGGATCCCTTTCAGCAGACACTGCGTGACAGGCGGTTGCGATCGCAGGACTTGAAGAGCGACGCAATTCGAAACGGCACGTTCGATTGCCGTTGGGTGTCGAGCGGATCAGGCAGCTGACCCCCGCCAGGCGGCAGCTGAACATCCTCGTTCGGTGGCCGGGCACGGCGTTTGCCTTGGTGTTTACCTCGCCCCCTCCACCGCACTTCGTGCGGTCCGCTTCCCCCGTGGGGGGACGATCAAAAGGCCTGGACTGGGAGGGGAATCCCCTCCCTCACATGCTTGGTGCCGGTGACACCTCCCGACGCCAGGAGGAGATTTTCTGATTGAAAGGAACACATATGACCGAGCCTGACCAGGCAGCGGCCGGCGCCGACGATCCCGTCATCGCTGCCGAGCCGACCATCGAAGATCGCTTGGCGACCTTGACTGACGACCTGCCTGAGGCAGGGGCTGAGGACCCGGTGGAGCTGGCCGGCACAGAGGAAGCGGGCGAGGACGACGAGCAGGAGATCCCACCCATCGCTGCCCCGGCTTCGTGGACAGCCGAGGAACAGGAGGAATTCAGCCGACTCCCCCGCACGATCCAGCAAACGCTCACCCGCCGTGAGGCCGAGCGCGAGAAGGTAGTGCAAGCCAGGGCACGAGAAGCGGGCCAGGCCAGATTCCAGGCAGAAGGCGAAGCCCGGGCGGCGATCCAGCAGCTGCAGGATACTTACGCTGCGCAGATCCAGGCGCTGCTGCCGGCGATACCCGACCGGCCTAGCTATCAGCTGCAGGCGGATGACCCGCGGGCGTTCGGCGAACAAATGGACGCCTACGAAGGGGCCGTGGCACAGCACCAGTGGGCACAGCATCAGCTCCAGGTGCTGCAGCAGGATCGCGCGGCCGCAGAACAAGCCGCGCGGGCGCAGGACGTCCAGCGGGAAGTAGCGGCGTTGCGCGAGACCGTGCCCGGGTGGTTCGATGAGGCCGAAGGTCCGAAACTCCGCCAACGGGCGGGCTCCATCGCCTCGGAGCTCGGCTATTCGGCAGAGCAATTGCACGACGCCTCGGCGAACGAGATCGCCGTTTTGGTGAAAGCGGGCGAGTGGAAGGGGAAAGCCGACAAGCTCGACGCCCTGATGGTGAAGAAAATGGAAACTGTCGGCGCCGCGAAGGGCATGCCGAGGGTGTCCAAGCCAGGCGTGCCCCAGGGCAAGGAGGCTATCGCGAACAGATGCTACACTGCCGACCGACAAGCGATGAAGAGAGGCGACCGCGACGCGACGACGCGCGTGTTCAAAGCCTTCGTCTAGACCCCCCCAACCCAGCAGAGCCGGGCGACCGGCCGAGAGGAAGCAATTATGGCAGTACCAAGCGGAACCACACAGACCTATCAGGCGATCGGCCGGCGCGAAGACCTTACCGACGTGATCCATGACGTAAGCCCCACCGACACGCCGTTCTTTTCGGCCATCGCCAAGGGATCGGCATCCAACACCTACCACGAATGGCAGACCGACAGCCTGGCCGCCGCCGTGGGGACCAACAAGGTGGTAGAAGGCGACGATCCCGGCAACGACGCGATGGATCCGACCGTGCGCCTGGGCAACTACACCCAGCTGATGGACAAGGTGATCCAGGTTTCCAGCACCCAGCGCGCTTCGAGCAACGCCGGCCGGGGCGACGAGCTGAGCTATCAACTTGCCAAGCGATCGAAGGAGCTGAAGCGCGACATCGAGGTATCGATCACCGGCAATTATCCCAGCACGGCCGGCAACGCTACAACAGCCCGCCAGCTGGCCGGCTTCGAGGCGTGGATCCAGACCAACGACACGCGCGGGACTGGTGGTGCCAATACCGCCTTCACCGGTGGGATCCAGGCCGCGGCCACCGACGGCACCCAGCGCCCCTTCACCGAAAATCTCCTGCAGGACGTGCTGCAGCTGTGCTGGGAGAATGGCGGCGATCCTACGATGGTGATGGTCGGCGCGTTCAACAAGAAGCGCATGAGCGGTTTCACCGGCATCGCAGATGCGATGCGCGACACCGGCAACAAGCGCGCCACGATCGTGGCGGCGGCCGACGTCTACGTATCCGATTTCGGGCAGCTTACCATCGTGGCGAACCGGTTCTCCCGTTCACGCAGCGCGCTGATCGTGGACCCCGGCATGTGGAAGCTGGCGTACTACCAGCGCTTCAAGACCGAGGACCTGGCAAAGACCGGGCACAGCGATCGCAAGATGCTGTCAGTCGAACTGACGCTCGAAGCTTGTAACGAGAAATCCAGTGGTGCGGTGGCAGACCTCACCACGGTGTAAGATCGTACAGCGCCCGCAACGAGGCGTGACAGTGGGGCCGAGGGAGACCCTGGCCTCGCACCCTGTCACCGGCCCCATCCGAAGCACCGGGTATCGATTTGCGCCAGGGTCACGACAGCGAAATGTTATGGTGAACTATATCTGGGTGAGTCGCGGTCCGGTGGCTCACGGGGATCGAACGATGCTCCACTATGTGCTTGCTGTCGTCGCATTCGTGGGTTTGGCCTTGCTGCTGAACCTGCCGGCCATTCTGCGGTTGCTGCGGCGATTGCGGAGGCAACTGCGTCATAAGTTGCAGGTATCCAAAGGCGAGGAATAGCGCATAGATTCCCCCGTTGCAGCGGGTAGCTGTTCAGATTGCATCCCAGCCTAAGACTGACACTGCCGCTTGCACCACGCGGGGCGGCGAAAGGTTCGCGTTAACTGCGACGGCACCTGTCGCCGACCGTCATCCATCTCTCAGCGATAAGGAGGCCAGAATGGCCGACCAGCATTTCCGCGACCACAGCCCTAATGGGCTGCACGGAAACCTTACCCTCGAGGTTCAGAAGATCCAGAACGTTACCCATGGCACGGTAGTACACCTGGGCGATGGCCGCCGTCTTAGACCCGGCGAAAGCCTGGAGGTGCCTGCGGCTATTGCGCGCGAATTGCGCGTCGGGAGCAACTGCCGATGAAGCGGCTGCTCGATTACGATGCATTCTCGGGCCTGATTACTTGGCACGAATATGATCCCACCACGGACACTACGCTGCTGCACTACGCGCAGGAGGTTGAGCCTCTGCTCGATGCCTGCAAGCGCGACAACAACCACGCCGATCGCCAGCTGGGAAACGGCACCCATGTCGCCTCCATCCCTTCAGCGGTGCAGCTGAAGTGGCTGGTGGAGAAGGGCGTGGACTTGCTCGAACCCGATCATCAGCCGGCTGTGGCGAAGCTGCTGGACGGTGAATACAAGCACCTCAAGCGGCTGCCGATCATGCTGGGAGGTTACTGATGGTGGCGCCGACGACCTGGACCGAGCTAAAGGCTGAACTGCTGGCGGACTGCATGCGCGAGGACGATGAAGTCCTGATCGCGCGGCTGCCATACTTCATCGGTCGGGCCGAGGCCCTGTTCCAGCGGGAGCTGTTCAGTCCCGAGCGGGAGACGAGGGCTACGCTGATTGCCGCAGGGGGCGTGGTGGCGTTGCCGGCGGATTTTGGCGGGGTTCGCACGGTGTGGATCGAGGCGCCAGTTGCGAGAGTGCTGGAGGCGGTGACGCCCAGCGCCTTGCGACAGCATTATCCGGCTGCGGCCGTCGGCACTCCGCGGCATTTCGCAATTGAAGGCGAAACGATGCTGCTACGGCCTCTGGCGCCAGAGGGGCGCGCAATCGCATTGAGCTACATCGAAGGTATTCGCCCGTTGGGGCCGCGTCAGGCATGCAATTGGCTGCTGGGGAATTATCCTGACGTGTATGTGCAGGCGTCGCTAGCCGAGCTTTATGAGTTCACCGAACATCACGACAAGGCGGATCGGTGCCGCGCAAGGCGAGACGAGGCAATTGCGAGCATCAATCGCAGCGCTCGGCGCCGAAAGACAAATTCGGGTCAGCTGGTGACCTCAGCAGCCATTCGACAGGTAAGCCGCAGAGTTAGAGCATAGGATCGGAAAGTTTGCTGGCTGTGACGCGGGAGCGTAACACTGCCTCGCAAAGACACTCACCGTACGTTTGCCCCGGAAGGCGGCGCACGCTGTTGCTATTCGTGCTGCAGTGCCGCAATCGATGCGCCGGTTTCCGTGGCAGGCCTCGCGGCTTGCTTCTTTTGCAGCTGGAGTGCTCGCCGTTGAGTAACGATCGTAAAGTCGCGCTAATTACCG